TGGTTCCAACATAACACAGTGGAACGATCTAAGTGGTAATGGCCTGCACATGACTGGACAGGCTGGTGATGGTACTAACTATCCAAAATATACTGGAACCTCACTGAATGGATTCACCACAATGGCCATTGATTGTACCACTAGTTTTCGTTGGTTTCAAAATACCAGTGTAAGCATAACTGGCAATCAATTGACAGTATTTTCAGTGCATAAGAATACATTTCCTGGAACTGGTCGAGTGATTTATGGTCGTGTGTTTAGTATGGCCATACTTAATACTAATCAAGATTATAATGCCGCAACAACCATTGCTCCATTATTATATGGAACTACTTCTGGTAGAATTAGTTTATACTATAATGGTGCAGATCGAGCCAATGCCGCTGTTACCAGTAATACCTATGTGGTTGCCGCGAGCCGTCGTAATGCAGGCACAGCAAGTCTTTGGGTTAATGGTACCAAGGCTACTGATGGAACAGGTCTAGGTACTACAAACTTTAACATAACCACAGTACGTATGGGAACAGATATGGCTAATGCTGATTCTGGTATGAATGGTGCCCTAGCAGAACAGATAGTATTTAGATCATCATTAACCGATGCACAATGTGATCAAGTGAATGGGTATCTAGCATGGAAGTGGGGATTACAAGGTAACTTACCTAACGCTCACGCTTACAAAAATACTCCACCATTATGGAATAATTAAAATGATATTAGTAGCTAATACTCAAACAAACGTTTATCATTTAATAGCCAATGATCGCTATGAAGAATATACAATAACTTGGTATCAAGGATCTAGTGATGATTTTCTTGAACATGGAGTTACAGAAGGTTGGGCATTAATTGTAGATCAAGAAGGAAACCCATTATGATTATATCATTTGATAAAACTATTTCAGAAACAGAAATAGTTACAAAACATTTTAGATTAAATGAAAGTGTCTATACTGATTACGATAATTTTAAATTAAGTCCTCTTCTAGAACATTTTTTAATGAATGAAATTAGTAAAGGAAATATAATTGAAGTCGATGAAACTGGAAATCCATTATGACCGATATTAGTCCTTTAGAACGAACAAGCCTTGAAGCACACGTAGATCTATGTGCGTTAAGATATGAACGTTTAGAAGAAAAAATAGATAAAATAGAAACAAAAATAGACCTGATTGAGGCTAAAATTGATCAGTTTAAGACTGATATTGCCTGGATGTTAATCAAGGGTGGTGCTGGTATTATCGTGTTCTTATTAGGGGCAATTGCCACCATTCTTAAGGCTTTAGGACATTTCTAAACCATAACTAATTGGTTATGGATAAAAATCAATTACAAGAATTCTTAGAAGAACATGGCGAACTACGTGCTCGTGGTGTTATGGCCAAATATAGAAATAAAGATATTGAACATCGAGATGATACATTAAAGTGGGAACCCAATCCAATTGAAAAAATCTGTAGTGATTGTGGTAAAATAGCTATTGATCGAGTGGTGCAATATAAATTAATTTATATTGGACAACCTAATCAGCGTTATCAAAAAAAATGTTCTGAATGTAAGCAATATTTAGGCCGTTCTAAAACATTAGAATAAATATTTGCGTAAAGAACTGTTTATCCTAGTAAGGCTGTCATCTTATTGGGTTCCGTTAAATCTCCAAGTTCTTTATAGACTTCTACGTTGAGTGACATTTTCGTAGATGTTGATTCATGCTCGAATCGGAAAGCCCCTGCAATAGGGGCTTTCTTTTGATTGGCAAAATTCACCTATTTACAATCCCTATTTTATATGTTATGCTAAATAATACTGGAGATTAAAATGTCACAAGAATCCAATCAGTTATCTATGAATGAATTAATTCACTATACAAATCAGTGGTGTAAATCTATTGGCTTAAAATCCAAAGACTTAGATCATCATTTGGCAATAGATGATGTGATTATGCTGGTAAACTTTCGCGATGAATTTTGGTATTATATGGACTATTCAGAGCGCGGAGTTTGGGCGGCAATATGGAGTTGGACATATCATAAACAATTTCATTTAAAACAAAAGCATTTAGATAAATTAGAAACTGTGGCAAAATCAGCAGTCTTCAAACAAGAAAAACAACAACAAAGATTAGAAACAATAAAAGCATTAAGGCAACGAGTAGCTAACGCACATGAAATTAAAAACGACAAGTTCATAACTGAGGGGTAATCCTTGTCGCCCGTTGAGAGACTGTAAGTATTCTTGAATAAAGTCTTGAGGGGTATGCCCTGTATTACCAGCAATGGTTAGAAGTTAGGTATAGTCAAACTTCTTCTGTAAAATACATCAAGAACGATCGCCCAAGGAGACTTGGGACCTATCCATTAGAGATATGAAAGGTCAGAGAGCAAAGGTAGTGAGCAGATTTTTTATTTGCAGAAACTACATTTGCCCTCTCTTGACTCTTCCATTATATCTCTTATGAATATGTCTCATTTAATTAATAGAAATCCAATAAGTTAATTCACGCAAGTGAATTAACGAGTTAAACGAAGTTTAACTCCTATTAATTAGATAAATGATTCAAAATCCATTTATTATACCATAGTTTTTCAAATCTACCTGTAAATAATTTACTAGGAGATAAGAAAAATGTCACATGTAAAATTAAAATCTACTGATTTAGAAATAATAATTGAAATAACACAATTAGTTTGTGATTATAAAATACAAGCATTAAACAAGATATCATGGAGTAAATTCCAAAGTGAATATTTGCCTAAACTTGTAAGTCAAATATCTGCAAATGAATTTAAATGTAATGATATTAATAACAATTCGCTAACATGGCTTATAGATCAAATAGTATGGTCTAGAAAGATAGTTTCAGGTGTAAGCCATAAAGAAGGAATTCCATTAAGTGATACTCCCCTAGGTGAACAAGCATTGAATATATTACGTGCGGCTAGCAAAGGGCAAGCAGGTTATGATTCATGGTCAAGACCAACAACCTTCAATAAATTGTTTGAATAAATATTATACAGAAGGACTTATAATGAAACATCCACTATTCAATAAATGGCGTAACATAAGACAGGTATGTTTTAATCCCAACAATGTAGATTATCATAAAGACAACTACTGTTATTGGAATGACAGCCGAAGTTTCTATAGATATATAGAGAGCACCTTAGGACTACCACCTACATTAACTGCTAAACTAGTGCGTAAGGATTTAGACCTAGGTTGGCAACCAGGTAATCTAGCCTATATGGAACCCAAAGATCACAGTAATTATATGCCCAATAATTGTGTATGGTTAACCTATCGTCGTAAACGACAGAGCCTTACACGTTGGGCAGAACAAACAGGTATTCCATATCATACACTATACAATAGGTATCATGCTGGTTGGCCACCCAAGTTTATTCTAAGTTTAGAAAAGTATGGTAATGGTAGGATGCCACCTATATGACACGAGCATATAAACCTAGAGGATTTAAATATCCAGATCCTATTGAGCATGAACAACACATCGCTTGGTTACGTGCCAAAGCACAAGCCGCTTATAGATTAGAAGATTGGGAACTTACTCTTCCAGAATTTATGAAGATATGGGGACGTAAGAAATGGCTTAATCGAGGTAGAGCTAGTGATGCATTAGCTATGGCTCGAATTGATTGGTTTAAACCTTGGTCTAAAGATAATGTTAAAATTATGACTAGATGTGAACAAGTTAATATAGCAAATAGGAAACATTATGAAAGACGAGAACAACAACGAAAATCCCTTCGAGGACTTTGATCCTTATGATTGTTTAATGGAACTTACTCGTCAAAATGCAATACTTGCTCAAGAAATGCAGATGATTAAAAATAATCAACATCAGTTAGCCTATGCATATAATGAAATTAACAACAGAATAAATGCACAAGGTCACCTTATAGCCCTAATACAAAATAGAATTTTTAAACATACTCTTGGAGATACTAATGAAGAAAAAAACGGCCGCCCTACTAGATAATAAAGAAAAGAAATTATATCATATTGAAATAGAATGCACAAATGGTACAAAGACCAGTATGATATTTCAGGATGCTCAGCAAGCACAAGAAATATATCAACAATACCGTTCATCCTCTGTATTTTGTAAACAATGGATTAAAGAAATTAGCCAATGGACCAGTGATGAAAATACATTCATCGCCTAATGGTTGGCACTTCTGTGCTGATATACATAGAGCAAAGTCTAATGTTGACATGGATATATTTTTGAATAATCCAGATGCACAATGGGATATGAATATGGGCGGATTTTGGGTTCGTCCAGAAAGTAAACTTTATGTTTGGTTAGCACTTAAAGGAGTTGAAATGGGCAAGGTATGGCTTAAAGATCATACTGGACCAGACTGGAGAGATCATGATTAGAATTTATGAAGAACGATTAGTTACTATTAGTATTGATGCAGATTATTTTAATGTGTGCGATCGTATACATTGGGTTATGCGCCGTTGGGGCAAAGATAATTTTAAATTAGGTGTTAGAACTCCCTGGGAACAAGAAACAATGAAGTTTCAATTTTGGGTTATTCTACATCCACGCGATGCTGATCGTGCCATTGATGAGATTTGGCAAGCCGCCCAAGGTGTTTTGGACATTAATAATCTTGCGCCTATCTAAAAAGATGTTATACTAATATTACTGCAAGCGATAGCAAGGCAGTATAACATTAATGAACGATAGTTCGGAAGGAAAATTAAAATGTTACAACTTCACGCAAAAGTAGTAGGCGATATCGCCTCTAGTCAAAAAAAGATTCAGAAAAAGAATCTGTCTAAAATTATTGGCACAATGCCAATTCAACAAATAGTCGATACAGATCGATGCATTCCATTTGATCATAATAGAGATACTAAAACAGATTGGATTAATAATTCTCTTGAAAAAGAGGGAGGTTTTAATTGGCAGTTATTTGGTAGTATTGAAGGTATTGAAAATCCTAAAGATAATACAATTGAAATCTGGGATGGGTTAGGTCGTCTTGCACTAGCTCAATCTATTCAGATTAATAAAATACCTGTTATTATTCATAAACAAGGAACACCTGGTGCATTGTTTGTTAAAAAACAAAAACTACGTAATAGAACACTTAATCAAGAAGCATACTTTGTTTGTGCGGCTAGTGTATTAGAACAAGGCGGCACAGTTGATCCTAAGACTGATAAAGAAACTGAACGTGTATTATTTGTATTGCAGACCTGCGGTCTCCGCATTGAAAGTGGTATTAATAATTTTTATCCTAAATCAAATAAACCTAATCTAAATCCTAAAATTCAAGTTAATGCAGTTAATAGAGCATTGAAGATTAGTAAAGGATCCGATGCAGAATTACGTCTTGCACGTGATATGATTTTTGGTGCATATCCAACAGGAGATCATATAGGCAAAGAACTGTTTGAAGGATGTGTATTTTTATTCTCTGCTAGTCCAAGTGCTGGAAAGAATGGAACATATAAAAGTCTTTGTGATTTCCTTAAATCAATGAATAATATTGCACAAAAAGATTTACCATTTAAACAACTTGGCGGTAATCAACATAATGATGAAGCTCGTAGTGTTGCATTAGGTTTATGGGAAATGTGGTCAAAGAGTACATTTGCACAAGGTCATCCTAGCACAATATTACGTAAAAAACATATTGAAGAATATTTAAGATAAAATATTATTATGGAATTCTTAACTCGAGAACAAGTAGAACTATTAGATCATAGTGAATGTCAAAAGCATTTAAAAGCCTTAACTAAAAAATATGATCTTAATAAATCACTTACTGATTGCTGGCAAGAAGTATGGCCCGATCTTGATCAAATAGTTGATACATTACTTTACCTAGAAGATCATATTAAGCATTTAGAGTTAAGTGAAACAATGACCCGAACAATGACAGCACGTTGGGCAGATAAGAAATTAAACTAGCATTAAGACTAGGTTTAAGGCCTCTTTGATAGGGGCCTTTTTTTACGGCTGTTAAATAACCATATGGAAGATAATAAGTCGAATAACCCCATCTCTAAACGCAAACAACGTAAGACAGCCATCGTTGAAGTCGAAGGTGTAGTAGTAGGCAGAGATAAAAAGGTAGTGCCACCTAAGGACGTTGAGCGTCTAGCACAAATGGGTTGTAAGGACAGTGAAATCGCAGAGTGGTTTGGGGTAGATGAGAATACTTTACGTTACAATTTTAGCGTAGAACTTCTAAAAGGCAAGCTAGCCTTAAATCAAAGTCTACGCCAAGCACAGATACGTCTAGCATTATCTGGCAATGCTACCATGCTAATATGGTTAGGTAAGAATATATTAGGTCAAAGTGAAAATCCTGTTGATAGTGAGGCCAACACTCCGCTTCCTTGGACAGACGACGAATAATGCCTTTAAGTCTAGCACAGAAAAATATAGTAGAGGCACCACAGCGATTTAAGGTAGTTGTTGCTGGTCGACGCTTTGGTAAGACACATCTAAGCATCCGTGAACTGTGCTATCATGCACGTAATCCTGATCGAGAAATATGGTATGTGGCCCCTACATATCGTCAGGCTAAGATGATCACTTGGAAGAAACTACGTAAGAAGTTAGTGCAACTCAAGTGGGCACAAAAGATCAACGAAACAGAACTGTCAATCCTACTTAAGAACGGTTCAACCATAAGTCTCAAAGGAGCAGACAACTATGATTCACTTAGAGGTATTGGCCTCGATTACTTGGTCATTGATGAATTTGCAGATATCGATCCTGAAGCATGGTATGAAACACTTAGACCTACCCTGGCAGACAAACAAGGTGGTGCTCTATTCATCGGAACCCCAAAAGGACTCAATTGGGCACACGATCTATATACGCAGGCGTTAGACTATCCTGAAGAATGGATATCATTTCAATATACTACAATTGAAGGTGGTAATGTTAATGCAGAAGAAATAGAAGCCGCTCGTAGAACACTCGATGAACGCACATTCCGCCAAGAGTTTATGGCATCATTTGAAACATTCTCAGGTCGTGTGTTCTATGCATTTGATCGTAAGTATAACCTCCGCACCTGGATAGAATCTATAGATAAACTAGAATTGCACGTGGGCATGGACTTTAACGTAGATCCTATTACAGCAGTTGTGGCTGTTAAGTTAGGTAATATTCTGCAAATCATAGATGAAATAAAGATATTTGGATCTAGCACCGATGAAATGGTAGAAGAACTTAAACAGCGTTATCCTAATAATAGAATAGTGGTCTACCCTGATCCTGCAGGATCACAACGTAAGACATCAGCAGGTGGACGCACGGATCACACAATATTAAAAACTGCTGGATTTAATGTTAAAGCACCAAACGGTCATAATGCCGTTCGCGATGGAATCAATGCAGTCAATGCAAAACTACGCAGTTCTGCAGGTGAAACTACCCTTTATATTGACCCTAAGTGTAAATATATTATTGAGTGTCTTGAGAAGCAAACCTATAAAGAAGGAACCTCTCTACCGGATAAAACAAGTGGGTTCGATCATATGAATGATGCATTAAGATATATGGTGGATTACTTATTCCCCATAAGACAACCTATACAAAGGCTTCCGGTTGCAACTTGGGGTCACAAACTCTCTAGAGTATAAAGGAAAAAATAAACATGGCTAATCAAACGCTATTAGATGATTATACGGCACTGAGTTCAACACATTGGCTTTACATGAGAAATAGAGATCGTTGGCAATTTCTATATGAATCATATGTAGGTGGTGAAGAATATCGTCGTGCTGGACACCTAACCAAATATGTGTTAGAAACAGAGGGTGAATATTATAGTAGATTACAAAATACTCCATTAGATAATCATGCTCAAAATGTAATTCAAACTTATATTTCATTCCTATTTCGACAAAGTCCAGATCGTGATTTTAATGATTGGGAAGGACAAGAAGATATTGATAGTTTCTTGCGTGATGCTGATACAGAGGGTAGATCATTTGATGCCTTTATGAAGCAGGTATCAATTTGGACAAGCGTATTCGGTCATTCTTGGGTAATCATGACCAAGCCCAATTTTGAGTTAGTAACGCAGGCACAAGAACAAGCACAAGGAGTTCGACCATATGTCAATCTAATTAGTCCATTGGTTGCCAGTGACTGGCGCTGGGAACGAAATGCTAATGGCAAATATGAATTAGCCTATTTCAAATATGTTGAAGAAATTGTTGATAAAATAACTGTAGTCAAAGAGTGGACAAAAGAAACTATTAAAACTTGGGTTATGGATGATACTAAGAAAGAAGCATATTTACAAATAGAAGAAATGAATATGCTAGGCTTAATTCCAGCAATCTTAGTTTATAATCAACGTGGTATTACTAAGGATATTGGTGTTAGCGATATTTCTGATATAGCTGATCTACAAAGACAAATATACAATTATCACAGTGAAAATTATGATAGCATTAGACTAGATGGACATCCTAGTCTTGTTACACCTTCTTCTGCACAACTTGGAAGCGGTGCCGGTGCTATCATTCAAATTGATGAAGGAATGGATCCAGGATTAAAGCCTTACTATCTTGAACATAGTGGTAATGGTGTTTCTAACATTCATTCAAGTATAGATAAACTAGTTGAAGCTATTGATCGTATTAGTTTCACAGGTGGTGTTCGAAGCACAGTTAAGAAAGTTCAAAGCGGCATTGCTATGGAAGTTGAATTTAATTTACTTTCTGCAAAATTAAGCGAGAAAGCCGATAACTTAGAATTAGCTGAAGAACAACTGTGGCAGTTGTTTGGACTTTATCAAAATAGATTATGGATGGGAGAAATCAAATATCCAGATTCATTCTCTATTCGAGATGATGAAAGAGAGTTTGCACAATTAGTTCAAGCCAAAGCAGCCGCAACTGATCCTAGAGTTCTACAGGTTATTGATCACGAAATTATTGAATTACTAGGTGAAGATGCTTTATTGGTATTAGGCACAACTGAGTACTTACCAGCAAGTCAATTGCCTGCAGAACAACCATTTGAGCCACACACCATGATTGATTTGGCAACAGGTAAAGAATACATTGCCCGAACAGAGCAAGAACACATTGCCTATATGGAACAAGGTTATATTCACAAAGAAGAATATTAATCATGGCTACTATGTATAGACCAACTCAATCTATGGCTATTGCCGCAAAAAAAGGAATTAAATTGCGTGGACTTTCGGCAAAAAGCAATCAAGGTGGAACAAGTATTGGTCTAGCTCGAGCAAGGCAATTCATAACTAGAACACCAGTGAGTCTTGATATTGTTAAAAGAACTTATAGCTTCCTAAGTCGTGCTCGTGTTTATTATCAACCTGGTAAAAATACTCCAGGGACACAGGCCTATCTGCTTTGGGGAGGCCCGACAGGGTTAGCATGGGCTAAATCAATCATTGATGAAATTAATAAGGAGAAATAATTATGCCATTAAAAAAAGGCTATGGTCAAAAGACCATTAGTAAAAATATTAGTTATGAAATGAAAAAGCACCCAGGTATGAGTCAACAACAGGCCGTAGCCATTGCTTTATCAACTGCCCGTGCATCGGCACCAAAGGCAAAAAAAGCTAAGTTT